AGGGCCTTCTCCTTCTCGTCGAACTCGGCCTTCGCCTGCTTGTAGAGCTTGTCCATCAGCGCCGGGTTGTTGCGCCAGACGAAGAACGACACGACGGCGCTCACGACGCCGCCCGCGATGAATCCGGGAATCTGGTCCACGATGTACATGGTCACGCCTCCTGCAATCGCCGCCGCTATAGCACCCGAAAATCGGTCGGGGCCAGCGGCGGGGTGAAGTCGAAAAAACGGGTCACGCTCACGGGGTCGGAGATATTGCCGTCCGCGTCCGCCGCGGCGATCCACAGCGTCCACTCGCCCTCGGTCAGCGGGATGGCGCCGGGCAGCGCGTAGACGTATTCGGTTTGCCCCGAGACGGCGGGGACGACCGCGTGCGGCAGCTCATAGGAAAACGCCGGGGCCCCCTGGGCGTAGTAGAGCCGGAAGTCGGCCACGCCCTGGCCCGCGTTCGGGTCCGTCCAAGCGATGCTCTTTTCTGCGATCTTCATGGTCTCACCTCATCGGATGATGACGGGCGAGAGGCGCCAGAAGACGCCCCATGGCCGGGTAAGGATCTGTCCGTCCGTCATTGCAACAGCAGCGGTCGGTCCGTCGGAATATGCCCAATCACTGCAGCCATCGGCATTGCAGGCTCGGACGGCGAAGCGGAAGAGTCCCGCCCGGGGCCGTGGAAGAACCGCCTGTGTCCTGGCGGTTGACATCATCCATTCCTGCAACGGGTGCCTTGCAATCGTCTTCACCTCATAGCTCGTCGCCCCCTCGACGGGGTCCCAGGCGACGACGATCGTCGGATCGTCCGTCTCATGGATCCATGCTTGCCAGAGCACCGATGCACCCAGAACCTTTTCCGGGACGGCAGGCAGAAACATCAGGACGAGAATCATCGCGACGAGAAAAGCCCGCTTCATGCCAGCGCTTCCTCCATCCCGAACGTTCCCCCGGCGGCCAGGTAGGCGTTCAGGAGTTTCTCCATGCTGTTTTCGGTCTGGCCGTAGCCTGCGCCGGGCAGGCTCGCCCAGCGGCTGCGGCACTTGCGGATCGCCGTCTCGATCCGCCCTGCGTCGACGTCCCCCAGGGCCCGGCACTCGCGGATGAGCTGCAGGGCGATGCGGTCCTGGCTCGCGGGCGAAAAATCCGTAAGCCCCAGTTGCCGCTTGTAGGCATCGAAATAGCGGGCCAAGATCTGATAGCGTCCGGCTGCGGTCGACTGGACGATGCGCTCCGGGCCTCCATTCGGACGCATCACGATACGCGAAAGAAGGCGCGGGTGATCGGCGTATGAATCGAAGAGAATCGGCCTCTCAGGCGTGGAGCCCACGACGACATTGTAGCCGTTGTCCGAAATGGCCAGCAGGCGGGGCCCGATCTCCGACCAGGCGATCATGTCCAGGAATGCCTTGCGGTTGCGGTTCACAACCCTCCCCCCTTGATCTCCTTGAGCACGTAGACCTCCCCCGTATCATCCTTATGCCGGTGCCGGTCGAACTCCGCCTGGTGCGCTGCATGCCATTGATCGTTCCTTTTGCAGAAGGTATCGATCCGTGTCACCAACTCATTGTGGCGGGACGCCCGCAGCTGTTCCTTCATCTCGTCGTATCGCCTGAATTGACGGGTCAGAACGATGGAGGCGATCAGGATGATGATCCCTGTGAAGATCGGCCCGATGAACACGTTCATGAGCCACATGAATTCCTTTCCCATCATTTCCATGGCTGCAACCCTGCCGCGCCTATACCGCCAGATAGGCCCCGGGGATGACCGGGCTGTAGCGGCAGACGACCGTGCAGACCGTCGCCGCATCGGCCGCTCCGCCGGCGATCGTCAGCTGGATCTTGTTCCCCGTGGGTAGCGTGAACGGCGTCGCGTAAGCGAAGGACGCATTCGCCGTCAGGTTTGCTTTGGCCCCCGCTGTCGCGGAGATCAGCGTCACCGCTGGGGACGTGTCCGTCTGCACCGAGATGGACGTGATCACGGCATCGTCGGAACAGTCCACGTTCGGCAGCGTCAGCGCGAAGCGCTCCACGAAAATATAGCCACCGGTGGCCGTATAGAGATCGTAATCCCCTGCGAGCTGGTTGAGGTCGATCGTCGTCGCCTGGATGAAACTGGTCGCCGACTTCGGCGTCCAGTTCGTTCCGTCGTAACAGAGAAACAGGATCCCCGTGTCGTATTCGTAAAACGTCGAGCCGGGCGGGATGTCGTCGGTGGGTTTCGTGTCGGACGACAAGCCGATGAATCGTTTGATCGTCGCCATCCTGAGAACCGCCATTGGCTAACCCCCTTTTCCGGTTAGCGCGGACGGGGCGAGGCTGGCCAGCCCCGTCCGCAGAAAAGCGATGATGGTTACAGCGCAGCCGTCACGTAGGCCCCGTCGCTCCACGGCACGTAGAAAATGGTCGCGATGCAAGCCCCGCTATCATGATTCGCAGCAGCCCCGAGGATGCCAATGGTGCCGACGAACCCGATGCCGCCGATGACCTGGGGTGTCGCCCCGAGCAGGGAAATGCCCGCCGACTGCGTGACGATGGCCGCGGTGGCCACAGCTCCACCGAGCCACGTAATGCGCCGGCCGGCGGCGAGCTGCGCCGTGGAGGCGCACGCAGCGCTCATGTCGGCTACGGCGATGCTCGGCGTGGTGAAGGTGGCGTTGAATTTCGCCGTATAGGCGTTGTTCGACAGCGCCGTGATCACCTCGAGGAACAGGTTAATGACCTTGATGCGCCCGTAGACGTTGAACAGCTCGACTTGCGTGCCGTTCCGAAGGTACGTGGCGGCCGCGATGCTGCCGGTGTCCACCCGGATTCCGCTTTCGATGTCCGCGATTCTTGCGATGGTCGAGGGGTTGTAATTCGGCATGGCTTTCATCCTCCTTGGATGCGGAGCGCCGTCTTTCCAGGCGACCCGGTGTTATGTGGTTTCATGTTTCACCGCCGTCTTCGCGGCGGCCTTCGCCGATTTCGTCGGCAGATCGACCTTCAGTCCCGCCGGAGCCGCCGGCGGCGCCCACCGGGCGAGCGCCTTCGCGATCTCCTCCTTTGCGATCTCGCGGGCGATGGCCCTGACCTGCTCGATTTCTTCCCGCAGCATGTTCAGCTCCTTTCGGAGAGGAGGGGACGGACCCGGCAGTCAGGCCCGCCCCCTCGGGGAGGGAGACGTTACAGGTTCTGATCCTGCGCGAAGCGCGCGCCGACGCCGTAATACATCACGGATGCGATGCTCGAGGCGTGACCGCCCGAGGATCCCAGCTGTACGTAGCGGCATCCCGCCGAAAGGATCGCGGCGTCGATGTAGAACACGACGATCTGCGAGCCGGTATAGAGGCCCGTGTCGATGGTGTAGCCGAGGCCGTCGGTCTGCCGGACCAGGGTGGGGTCCGTCAGGGCCGAGGTGGCCACCCAGATCGGGAACTCCGCCCCGGTCGTGATGGCCGTGGTGCCGCTGGCCGCGGCCCCCTCATGCACGTGCAGGACCAAGTCCGTATCGTCGCCTCGGTAATGCTCGACGACGATGAAGACGCCCTTGCATTTCGACAGATCGAACCAGGCGCTCGTGTCGGCGATCGCGTTGGCGGCCGCAGGCTCGTGGCCCATCTGGATCAGGCAGCTTTCAACGAGATTGATCATGGTTTATGTCCTCCTGTGCTGTTCCCGGCCGTATCGGGCCGGGGTTGATGTTAGCTCCGGGTCTCCAGGGCCACGAAATGCGACTGCGTGTAGTTCGCGCCGCCCTTATAGGGGGTGAGCGCCGAGGCCCGCACGGGCTGACCGTCGAGCCGCAGGACGAACCGGAAGACCTGCTCGTCGTAGATGAACCGGACATGGATGCTCATGTCGGACTGGATGCCGCCCTTCTCGGCCAGGATGTAGCCGTTGAGGTCGGCAAAGATGATGTCGCCCACGGTGCCGAGGGTGGCGCACTGCTCGATGGGAATGACGGGGCGTCCGAACAGGGTCCCGTAGGGGGCGCCGCTGAGGCCGCCGGCCGGCATGTAGACCGGCACGCCGCCCGTGCCGACGGACAGGGACATCGTGAAGAGCTGCGGCTCCACGTTCTGGTTGATCAGCCACACGGCGTTCTGCCGGCTCTGGGCGAAGATCCGGGAGTACATCTTGATGACGTTCTCGGCCAGCACCGTCGCGGGCGCCTGGCCCGCCTCCTTGCTGACCGTGACGAGGCAGCCGGAGTTGAGGATCCCCAGGGGCTGGCCGGCCCCGGTGCCGTTGATGATGGCGTCGTCCACGAGGAAGCCGAATTCGGAGGCGAAGCCGGATCTGATGATGCCCTCGAGGGCCGCGGCGTCCTGGATCAGCTCTTCGGTCGCGTAGCACAGGCCGATCAGCTTCTTGAGGTTCAGCTCGATCTGCCGGAACTTGGGTTTGCTCTTCGTCTTCTCCTCGGCCTCGGAGGCCCAGTAGCCCAGGATGCCGCCCCAGCGGGTCGAGGCCCGCGAGGTCTCATCCACGCCGTTGATTTTGATGCCGTTGGCGTTGCCGGAGATCGTGACGCGCCGGCAGCGCTGGGCAAGGATCCCCGTCTGGAAGACGTCCTGAAGCAGGACCGTCGCGAAATCCTGCTGGACGAGGAAGCCGCCGTCCGAGGGTACTGTCTCGTTGAGGCCGGTCGCCGCGGCGCCGCGCAGGAGCCTCGGGTCGACAGTGCCGCCGGGCATGCCGGCCCGCATGACGGCCGCCAGCTGCTGCCCGAGGCTCGAGAAGCGCTCGCGGTTGTCCGCGGCGGGCTGATTCGCCGGGGCGGGACGCGTCACCGGCTGGCCGGCCGGGCCCTCGAGCTGCCGGGTGATCCTCTCCTGGCGCTCCAGGTTCGCGACGATCTTCTGGATCTCCTCGACGGTGTCGAGGATCTCGTTCTTGAGGCTGATCTCCGCCTCCGAGGGGTCGCGGTTCTCCGCCGTGACCTTTGCGTCGATGTCGCCGGCCTTCTTCATGAGGGCCTTGATGTCTTCTCTGTACTGATTGAGCGTTTTCATCGTGTTCTTTCCTCCTGTGAGGGTCTAGAGTGAAGGGGCCGCCCTCTCCGCCCGGACGAGCAGCTCGGCGACGCGGTCGATCTTCGCGGGCTTTACGGGCTCGGCGTCTCGCAGAGTCTCAGCAGCCGGTGAAGCGTCCGTCGGGGGCTCGGCGTCTCGCAGAGCGGCCCGGAACCCTTCCGCGATGATGGACTTCGCCTGCGTGCGCGTGTAGCCTGCGTCTCGCAGCACGCGCTCCAGGTCCCGCTCGTTGTCGGGGGGCCTTTTCCTGCCGGAGAGGTTCTCCGGAATGTGCTTGAATCCCGCCTTCGCCATGACGGGGATGAACTTCGCGCAGGCGGCCAGGTCCATCTCGTCGGCGATTTCGTCGACGAAACCGGCATCCAGCGCCTCGGCGGCGGTCATCCAGGTCTCGGCATCCAGCATGGCGATGATCTCGTCCTCGGCCTTGCCGCTCTTGCCGGCGTAAACGCCGGACATGGTCGAGCGGATCTTGTCCAGGACATCGGCCATCTTGCGCATATCCGCAGCCGATCCCATGACGAGGCCCGAGGGGTTGTGGATCATGAACAGGGCGTTGGCCGCCATGACGACCCGGTCTCCGGCCAGGGCGATGACCGACGCGATCGAGGCCGCCAGGCCGTCGATGTAGGCCGTGATCGTCGCCCCGTGCTGCTTGAGCATGTTGTAGATGGCCACGCCGTCGAAGACGGACCCGCCGGGGCTGTTGATGTGCAGGTCGATCTGACGGGCCTTGATTGCGGCCAGCTCCTCATGGAATTTCTTGGCCGTCATGCCGCCGGCGCTCCAGAAGTCCTCGCCGATCGCCTCGTAGATCCAGATCTCCGCCCTGTCGGCCTTGTTCACGATCCTGTACCAACTCATTTCCGGACCTCCTCTTGCAGCTGAAACCTGTAGATCCTCGCCGTCCGCTGCGGTCCGGAGGAAAGCGCCTCCAGCCTCGAGAGGACCTGCTGGCGGATCGCCTCCTGCAGGATCCGGACGGCCTCGTGCGGGTCGATGTCATTGTCGGCGAGATACTTTGCCAGTTTCGCCGTCTTTATCTTGTCCATTGCCCTTCCTCGGCGGCAGAGGCGTATCCGGAGCTCCTGGTTCCGGCTGCCTGGGGCGGACCGCCTGCTGGAGCGTCGTCATGTTGAGCGGCACGAGATGGACGTCGCCGCCCGGGATGGGGTCCATGTCCTCCTTCTCGCGGATCTCGTTGATCGATAAGGCGCCGATGTTGAACATCTCCCGGTAATAAGTCCCACGGGCGGCCGCGTCGGCCCGCAGCAGGCCCTCGACAGCGTGCTTCCAATACAGGCGCCCGCGCCCGGAATATTCCCTGTCGCTTTTGGTCAGCAGCTGCATGTTGAAATTCTGCTCGAGGCGCACGAGCCACGGCAGGATGGAGTCGGTGACGAACGAGATCTGTTCGCTTTCGATGTTCGAGAAGGAGCTCTTCGTCAGGTCCTTGAGCTTGTGCGGGGGCAGGTTGAACCAGCGGGCGATCTCGGGGATGTTGAATTGGCGGCTCTCGAGGAACTGGCTGTCTTTCGGGTCGATGACGATCTTCTGGAACTTCATGCCCTCCTCGAGAAGCATGAGGCGGTGCGAGTTGCCCAGCCCGCTGTAGACGTCCATGAGGGAGGCCTTCAGGTTCGCGTGCGCCTCTGGGGAGAGCTTCGCCGGGTGCTCGACGATCACGCCCGGGTGCGTTCCCTCGCCGAAGAAGCGGCTGCCGAAGGTCTCCATGGCCATGCCGAGGCCGATGGACTTGCGGGCCATGGCGACGACGGAGTATCCCAAAAAGCCGTCGAAGCCGAGTCCTGGGACGTGGAGGATCTTCTCCCGGTCCAGCAGCACGTCCGGCTCGCCCGTCATCCGGATCCTGTATTTGAGCTGCCCGTCCAGCATGACGGGTGTCACCCGGTTCGGCGTGATCGGCCAGAGCTGGATCAGCTCTCCGTAGCCGTTGCGGACGATCTCGGCATAGCCGTTGCCCCAGGCCAGGATATGCGCCATGAGGCACTCGCGGAAGGCCATGGCTGTCATGTAGGGGTTGGGCGAATCGTGCAGGACCCCGTACATCACGCGATCGTCGGCCAGGCGTTTCTTGTCGCCCTTACGCTGTATCAGGTGCAGGGGAAGGGCGCCGATCGTGCCGGAGATCAGGGATATCGCGTTATAGACGGCCGAGTAGGTGAGCGCCGTCTGCTCGGTGACGGTCTCGCCGGAGAGGGACTGCGCGCCGTAGAGGTTCCAGAGCGCGGGATTCCAGGCCTTCGGGTCCGAAAGCGAGAGGTTGCGGATAAGGAATTCACGGATCCTGCCGATGAGCGACAATGGGGCCTCCATCGGGTCCCATCGTATTTTAGAAAACGCCTGATTTGCAAAGACGAGACAGCAACGGATGGAAGAAACAGCACGATTCGGACAGAATTTTTATTCGTTCGGGTTGATCCTGCTCGCCAGCCGGAAGCGGAGGATCGACTGCCGCGTCACGCGGATCACACCCCGGAGCTTCTCAGCCTCCAGCAGGCCGTGGTCGATCCACAGGTATACGGTGGACCGCGCCACATCGAAGTACGCGGCCACCTCGTCAACCCTCCACAGCGGCTTCTCGGGCAGGTCGGTCATAATCATTTCTCCTGGTTTCCTATAGGCAGCGTGGCCTTGCACTCCATGCAGAGCAGAACAGGCATCTGCACCGTCAAATCCTGCCCCGTCGGTGAGACCAGTGCCGAGATCGTATACACCGTCATCACATGCGTGAAATACTTGCACCCGCAGGCGCATGCCCTCTGCTTCGCCTTGGACAGGTCCACCTGCATCTGCATGCCAGCCGCCGGCTGCGGCCCCCACCCCCCTTGCTTTGGCAACCCGTTCATCTCCGAAGGCCCTCCTTTCAAAAAGCCATGCGTTGTTTGATTTCCTCTTTTGTCATCCCTTCGTACACCGACTTTTCCGGGGCCTCCTCGAGGATTCCGCAGGCCATGACGGCCGCGATGATCCCGTCGATCCGGCCGATGCTCCGGCCCTTGTCGTATTTCTTCGCCTCGGTCGAATCCTGGATCGCGACCACGTTCGAGGCGCACCAGGTCAAGCATGGGTTGCCGTCGTGGCGCATCGTCCCCTCGATGAGCTTCGTCTCGAAGATCTTGATCGCCGGGCTCATGGACCTGTAACCTTGGCCGAAATCCACGAGCTCGGGCAACGTCGCGCCGAGCCGGGACAGGTCCTTCTTGAAATCTTTCATCTTCCAGCGGTCGAAGGCGATCTTCTCCACGGCGTACTCCCCGCAGATCCCGATGAGATCCTTGATCACGAACTCGTAATCGACCGTCTTGCGGTCGATCGCCCGGATGAATCCGGCATCGCGCCAGGCGATATACGGCACGTGATCCTGCTCGGCCTTCCGGCGCAGACCCACGCCGGGGATCCAGAACCAGACCTTCAGCCGCCAGAACGGGTCGTCATCCGCTGGCTGAAACATCAACGCGAAGGCCGTGAGGTCCTGCGTCGCCGACAGATCCAGGCCGCCCCAGCACTTCCGCCCCTGCAGCTGCTCGGCCGGGAAGTCGGCATCCCGGCACGCCATCCAGGCCTCGCGGGAGATCGCCGGGTTCTCCGCCTCGGTCCAGATGCAGAAGCACAGCCGCTTGACGCTGGCCATCTTCGACGGCAGCCCCCGGGCCTCGGCGACCTGGCCCCGGATGTAGTCGTAGCCGGGAAGCCCTGCATCAAGGCTCGGGTTAACCTTCGCCCAGAGCGTCTCGTCCTCGAGGTAGCGGTCGTCGACCAGGTCCTGCTCGTCCAGGGCGCAGATGTAGGAGAAGAACTCGTCGTTCTGCACCTGGTCCAGGGCCACCTTCGTCCCCAGGTCGTGGTACTCCCAGCAGACGGAGGTCTTGTCGTGGCCGGAGTTGGTGATCATGAAGGATAGCGGCTGCCGGCGGAACTTGAAGCCGGCGCGCAGCATCTCGATCACCGTGCCGTCGGTGTGCTCGTGGATCTCGTCGAGCAGGACAACGTGAGGGCGGGGCCCCGACTGTCCCTTCTTCTCGGAGCTGATCACCCGGAAGAAGGATCCCTTGCTCGGGTGGTAGAGGTTCCACCGCATGGCCCCGGTGCCGCTGGCGACCAAAAGCTCCTGCAGCTTCGGGCTCTGATCGTAGAAGGCGATCGCGTCGCGGAAGAGGACCATGGCCTGGTCCTTGTACGTCGCCGCGGCGTAGATCTCGGCCCGGGGCTCGCGGTCGGCCACCAGGCCCTTCAGCCCGACGCCGGCCGCCAGGGGACTCTTGCCGGATCCCTTCGGCGTCTCGATGTAGGCCACCCGGAACCGCCGGCAGCCGTCGACCTTGCGCTTCCAGCCAAAGAGCGAACCGATGATGAAGGCCTGCCAGGGCAGCAGCAGGAACGGAAGCCCCTCGTACTGCCCGCCGTTGAGCCGCAGATATTCCTCGAAGAACCGGATCGCCTTCGCCGCCTCGCAGGGCACGAACTCGAAGGGGTAGTCCGGATCCGCCGAGCGCTCTAGGTCAGCCAGGTGCCGCCGGCAGGCGCCGCGGACGTAGGGGCCCGCCAGGATCTCGCCGCGGGCCACCGCCTGGGCGTACTCCGTCGCCCGATCAGTCGAAGATGTCATCTTTTCCGTCCTGCTGATCGCCATTCTCGCTCAACCCGAAATTGCCCCGGTTCACCCTGGGCGTCAGATAGAACTCCTTGCAGTAGTCCAGGAACTGCTTCGAGTATTTCCGCTTGAGATCCGAGAGGGCCGACTCCTTCGTCTCTCCCCCTTTGGTATCGCACAGGCCGGCCGTGTCGCTGCCGGGCTGCGCCTCGATCGGAGGCCTCCGCGCCTCGTCGATCGCTTTGTTGATGTCCTTCAGCCTCGAGTACAGATCGCAGAGCTCGGCGAAGGCGTCCTCCGACAATACATTGAGATGCCCCCGCGAGATGACCGTCGGCGCGACTTTCTCCCAGAACGCCGCGGCCAGCCCGTTCAGCCCCGAGGGCCTGCAGAGCGTCTCCGAGGGATCCCACAGCGCCGCCGACTCATTCTGCAGATCTGGGGCGCTCCGCAGGGAGTTCTCGTAATTTTTTTTGCATCGCGGGCTGCAATACTTCTTTTTCGCTGTCCCCTGAAACTTTCGCCCGCAGAATTTGCACGCCTTTATCATTGAGTGCGGTTTTTCCCTAAATTGAGTGCAATTCCGATAATTTTGAGGGCGATAATGCGCGCCGAGG